CGATCCGAGTATGCCGCCACCAGCGCCTGCGAAAAGAGCCAGCTCATTCATATTGCCTCCTTCTGAAGCAGCTTAAATTCCAAATCAGCACATTTTTGAGACATCTCATTGAAGGCTTGACCTTGTTCTATCAACAGCTGCTGTTGTGTCGCTTGCATTTTCTTAATTTCAATAAATTGTTTAGCCTGATGAATTGCATCATCAAGGGCATTGTGGGGCATTCCCACAAATGGCATATCAAATTTTGGTACAGATTTTAAAAGGGTACGCAAACAGAACTCCTTGTAATATTTCCAAGGTCGTTCGATGCCAAAATAATCCAAGGCATTGTTAATCCAACGTATGTCAGCCAGTGAACCTTTTGACCAGATTTCAGTGCATTCATTTAATTCGTAAAATTGAACCAGGGCCTTCAAGGCTTCTTGTATATCTCCCTCACCGTTGAACGCATAAGCACGAGCATCTGGATCTTGTTGATCCCACCAATCAAGTGTGCTTTGACTAACAGTAAAACCTTCGCTGATAGCAGTCTCTTTATTGATGAAGTATTCAAAATAATCTTGAATTTGCTGATCATTAAAAACCACGGCACCAATACTGAGTAAAACAGGGCGTTCGCCAATATCTAAAGTTTCACAATCAACCATTAATTTATTTTTCATGCTGAAAGTTCCTTTCTTAATTGGCTAGTACGTTGACGGCATTTGACACAGTGATGCTTGCCAGATTGATAGGCTTTGAACTCGGTAAGTCCATGCAAGTCACATTTGCCTTCAAAAGTACTTTCACCTTTAGCAAGAGCTTTCGTCTTAGCTTCAAAATTGAATTTATGACGCTCTTGTTCTTTCGTTAAAGGACGATCAGTTGAGCTTAAAACTGGTCTTTTTTTACTAACAGAATCAGCCATAGATTCGCGCATAGATTGCTGGCCAGTTTTATATTCGGTGTCCTTTGGTTTCATACTCATTCGAGTTTGGCCAAAAGGAATTTGTATCGGCTCTAATTTTCCCTGCGCCTTCAGCCAGTCGTCGACTTGGATGGCAAGGGCAATAGATTTGCCCTTATTGATAATTGCACTATGATCAATGTTCGATTGCATAATGTTCCCCTAATTCGCTCAAAACAAAATTAGCTGTCTTAGCTTCAACAGTTACTGGAATGGTGTGTGGCCCAAGCATATGCATAGTGAGCGTGACATTTTTTTCGTCAGACTTGCGCACATGCACGTGCACCAAATTTTCTAAATTAAAAACATGTTCTATTTTTTGGTTATCAGTGAATTTGAGCATGCTCGTTCTCCTGATCTTCAATAATTTTTTGAAGGTGATTGGCTTCAAGTTTTAAGTATTTGGCGTGGTTAACAGCAGTGCATAAGCACCAAACCAATCCAGCAATGAAAGCTGTTACTAGTAAAAAAACTAAAGCAAAGGGCAGTGTTTGAATAAGGATCATGATCATCACGGCACCTCATTAATTGAAATCAGTGCAGCTTTTAAATGCTTTTCCTCATCTGAGATCCAGTTGAGATATTCCTCATCAATTTCTTTGAGCATGCATTCGCAGCATTTTGATGGGTGATGTTCGCAGCCTTCTTGGTTAGTATCAGGCTTAACGTAGTAATTGCCGTTCGGGTACAGAACCAATACATCTTTATCTTTTAAAACAACACCATTGCAAACAGGGTGGTAGCGAAATGTTTTCCACATTCCGTCAGCTGAACCAGGTAAACAGTCCACCATTGGATAAGCATTTTTGCGTTCATAGAGCCAACGTTCAGCATCAAAAATAACTTCAACAGGCTCTTGTTTCTGGCATGCATTTGAAGTTGTGCGAACCTTTGTAGGCCATGAATCAATCACTGATTGTTCAGGCACAATGCTTTCTGGGGTTTGTTCTAAATTCATGCAGACTCTCCAATCGTTTGAATACGAACGACGGCAGCCATTTCATCCAGCCAAACAGCTTTTTCAGAAAGATCAATAAATTCGTAATCTAAAGCAGCAGTGATAAATGCATCAGCTTGATTGAGCGCTTGAGTAAAATCATGTTGATTGGTTGCATTGCGCATGGCAGAGATTGCATTGCCAATTTGTGTAGCAGCCCGAAGTTTGTAGAAAGCAAGATCAGACAACTGAGGTTGCCCAAAGTCTTCAGCAAGAAGACGATTGAGGATGGTTTGATCGAATTGATCAGTTTTACTATGGGAATTTGAAGTGTTCATAATAAAAACCAATTTAAGTTAATTTGTCTTATTAAACTAACTTTGGTTAGATTTATTGTCAATAATTTTAGCTAATAAAAGTTAGTTTTATTTTTTTGTTATAAAAAAACTCAGATTAATCTGAGTTTTATAAAAAATGAAAAATTAGATTTTTATATGAATTTTTTACTTGGGGTGAATTTTCCAACATACTTTCCTTTGTACTCAGCATTTTCTTTCAAAGGAATAATGTTTGGCTGGAAGTTTTCATTTAGGGCTTTTAGGTAGATTTTGTTGAAATCTCTAACTAGAGCTTTAAAGGTTGCTTCATCATCTTGGCAAACTACAATCATTTCACCAGTCTGAACAGAATTAAAATCAACATCAGGATCTATACAAATAAATTCACCATCATTGAAATAAGGTGAGTTGCTAACCCCTTGTGTAATCAGGTAATAACCATTCTTTCCAGCCTCTGGCGGCCCTGGTAACCATTGTTCAATTTCATGAGGAGAGATAGAGCGGACATTTGTCATACTGCCACATTGTACGTGTGTTAACACGGGTAGCATTCTAGTAATAGGTCGATATTCTTTAACGTTCTCTTCACTTTCAGTTTTTCCATACATGATGTAATCAACTGTTGTGTTTAACGTAGGCGCAAGAATAGTAAGGTGCTCTAGTTTTGGGGTGTTTACATCTTTTTCCCAATGCACAATGGCTGCATCAGATACTCCTAAGATTTTAGCAACATCCTTTTGAGTTAGTTTTTTATCTTTTCTCAATTTGCGGATTCTCGACCCGATTGTGCTGTATGTATCTTCCATTGCTCAATCTCATTAATAACTAACTTATATTAGTTCTTGACTAGCTAAGTTAAATTCTATTTAATTAACTAACTAAAGTTAGTTTATGGAAAAGTAATGACTAGAGACGAAGCTATCGAATTATTAGGTTGCAATCTTTCTGAGCTTGCAGATTCTCTGGGGATAACCACGGCCGCAGTTGCAAGATGGAATAAAGAGCAAATTCCACAGTTACGTGAGTATCAGATCAGAGATATTGCTGCGGATCGCCTAAAGTCACTTGAAACTCAGCAAAATGTAGCTCATGCAAATAACTAAAAAAATGAATGAATTGGGAAGTTTTAAACATGAAACTCACTAGCACACAGCGTATTGAACGCACAGTACTGTCATTAACTATGGCATTGAAAGCAGCAGTGTACCGTCAAAATGATGATTCACTCATGGCAGTTATTGCTGAAAAAAATGGATTCAATATCAATACGTTTCGTAGTTCTTTGAATCCAACAACACCAACTCATAAACCTAATATTTACCATTTGGAAGCAGTTTTATCTGAAACCCAAGATGGTCGAATTATGGACAGTATTTGTGCCATTCATGGCAATGCAGCTTGGTTTGAATTACCAAAACCTGAACACCTAAATACATCAGATTTTGTTATGAAAATCGGAAAGTTAGCACGTGAACAAGGCGATTTATCACAATCAATTGCAACTGCAATTGGCGATAGGATGATCAGTGAAGATGAATTGGCTGTTATTCAAAAAGATGTGATGGACCTAGTGCGAGTCGCATTAACGCTATTGGCAATGGTTGAGCAGCAACATGAGCAGGTGGTTTGATGGCTAAGAAGAAAATACAGGCTGAAGACATCAAACAGGCTGCGCAAGGAAAATGGGCAGATTTAATTTTTCCACGCTTTGGTATTGAAGTTCAGTGGAAAAAGAAAACGCCATGCCCAGCTTGTGGCGGAAGTGACCGTTTTCGCTATGACGATAAAAATGGCAGTGGTGATTATTACTGCCAGCAATGTGGACCAGGTGATGGCATTAGCCTTATTGAAAAATGCACCCACATGAAGTTCCTAGAAGTGATTCAAGAAGTCGGTGCAATTGTCGGACTAGACGCAAGTTCTAAGATTACCGATGAACATCGAGCAACTTGGCGTAAAGAACGTGAATTACGCGCAAAAGAACAACGTGAACGTGAACTGAAACGCCAGGAACAAATTGCACGTAAAGCAGAGGGCATTTTTCGTAATGCGTATTTGGGTGAACAGAGCTTGTATTTGACAGAAAAGCAGGTTGATAAAGACCCAAAAATCAAGATCACCCATGATGGCAATATTCTGATCCCGGCAATTGATGAAAACGGGAAAATTTGGAACCTTCAGACAATCCAACCAGATGGGACAAAGCTCTACATCACTGGTGACGTGAACGAAGACGGCAAGTGGGAAAATGGTGGGGGGCGTATGGGTGGGCTATTTTTTATGATTGGAGAAGTTCAGCCAGATCTATACAACCCGTACTACATTGGTTTAGCTGAAGGTTATGCAACGGGAATGTCTACATTTATGGCTTCTGGTATTCCAGTAGCACTTGCATTTGTAGCAAATAATTTACCAAAAGTAGCGTCAGTACTTAAGGCTAAGCATCCCAATTCTTTATTCATACATTACGCGGATGATGACAGTGCCAAAGAAGATACAGGCTTGAAGTATGCACAAGAGGCGCAGGCCATTACTGGTGGCATCATCATTCTGCCTGATTTTACGCAAATTAAGGAGTCTGTTGCATGAATTCTAAGGTCTATACGGACTTCAATGATTTGCATGTTGCTTGTGGATTGGAAGAGGTAGGAAATCAAATCCGATTGGCCATTTCTTCTGTTGAGGTTTCCCCCGAACCCCCTAAAAGTGCAACCCACAATTTTGAGGGTCAAGACCCCGATTTTGAGCAAAATGTTGTTGTTGAGCCAAGCGGGGGCGCGGGTATTTCGACAGGAAATACTGTACAGCCTGAGCCTTCACCTGAAGAACAAATGGAAAAATGGATTGCCCGTTTCTGTTTAATTGAAGGTGAAACCAATGTCTGGGATGACTATGGCAAGAAGATTTGGAAAAAAGCTGCATTCCAAACCATGCTTGGCGGTAAAAAAGTATTTGATACTTGGAATTCTCACTCGAAACGTAAAACCATTTCAGCAGATGATGCCAATGGCCGCGCAACTGGTGAAAGTCACCAGAAAGCAAAGGAAATGATTGAGCGCTTTATTATGCTTGAGGGCAAAAAAGCATGTTGGGATACCTATCGACGTGAGTTGGTCGGAACGGATGTCATGAAAGAAAACTGGGCAGGTGCTTACGATATGTGGGCAAAGTCTAGGGAAAAACGCATGATTTGGCATGAAGACTTGGTATTTGTTCCTTCAATGTACATTACAGAAGGGCAAATCAATACTTATGATGGTATGGAAATATCACCAATTTTAGATGCTAAAAATCAGATTATTCCTCAAGGGGATGCGTTAGAGCTATGTAGCCCGATTATTAACTTGGTCAAATTCTTGTGTGGCAAGGAAACAGCTGCATATGAATGGCTAATGAAATGGCTGGCTTACCCACTTCAACATCCTGGTGCAAAATTGAATACATCCGTGTTGCTGTGTAGTGCGGTTCAAGGATCGGGTAAATCATTGTTCTTTGAGAAGATCATGACACGTATATATGGTGAATGTTATTCAGTTACGCTCGGTCAAAATGGCCTTGAATCTATTTATACCGACTGGGCAGAGCGTAAGCTTTACTGTCTTTTTGAAGAAATATTTAACAATAAGTCCAAGTTCGGCATGATGGGTTTGATCAAACACATGATCACTGGAGAGAAGATTCGTATTGAGAAAAAGTTCATGTCAGGTTATAGCCAAAATAACCACATTAACTGTGTGTTCTTATCCAACGAGGTGCAGCCGCTTGCTATTGAGGAACGTGACCGTCGTTTCCTTGTACTTGAACCAAATCAGAAGTTAGGCAACGATCTTAAGGCTTTGATCGAAAACTGCCTTGAACCAAATAGCAGTGCGATTAACGCTTTTTACACTTACTTGCTGTCTGTCGATTTGACCGACTTTACACCTTACACAGAACCACCAATGACCAAGGCCAAACAGAAAATTATTCAATTTGGTTTGCCTGGTTGGAAATTGTTTCTGGATGATTGGCGGGCAGGGTTGCTTGATAACCCATTTGTTTGCTGTCTTTCAGATGATCTGTATGTGGCTTATCGGCAGTGGTGTCATAAGAACGGTGAAAAGGCGATTCCTGCAAATAAGTTTTTAAGCTTAATTGCTTCAGAACGTGTTGTGGCCAAAGGTCATGGTCGGATCTATGAAGATGTGATCACGGGCGCGGGCTATCAGGAAAAAAGAAAAGAAGTTCAAAGGCGTATGATTTTTACTGGTTTGCCACCTGAAAATGTAAAACAAGCAGAATGGCTATCTTCCCAAGTCAAACAGTTTCGTGATAAGTTAAAAGGAGATCATGATGTACCACCTGTATTATAAAAAAATAACTTCAATTGTTACGGGTGTTACGGGTCTGTTACGGGCTTTTTCGCCACCCCGTAACACTGTCAAAGCCTTACCCCATCTACATTACAGACACCCTGTTACGGCTGTTACGGGCTTATGCACGCGCGCGCACGGGAGAAAAATTTCTATTCGCTTATATTTATTCAATTCTATGTCAATTGAATATTTCCCCGCGCGAGGTGATTTACCCCGTAACACTCGTAACACCCGTAACAATCATTGTTTTTATTAAGTTTTTTTAATGGTCTACCCGTAACAACCCCGTAACAAATAGACCTTTACCCGTAACAATGCTTAAAAATTCAACAAGGATAAAGATTTTGGAAAAATATATTCGCTTATTAAGCCCAAAGACGACTAACTTTGACGCGATTGGTGGTGGTAGCCATGGTGCGCTTACAGCACAGGATGTTTGTGTAGCAATGAGTTATGCCAAGCTAAGTCCATTACAGGATAATTTAGTGCGTATGAAGTGTTTAGGTGCAAATACTTCAACCAATGTTGAGTTACTAGGTAAACACCTAGTGCAGAAGTACCGTGATTTACTCTCAGCAAAAAATGTATCTATTGAATATCATGAACCAGTGGTCCGTACTGCATTGATTGAATTTTGTATGGTCCCTGCAAGTTATACAAATACTGTACGCAATCGAGGTGTTTTAGCTGGTGTTCACTATTTGGTAGTTCATCGTTATTTGAATGCTTCAATCACGGCAGTTTTAGAAGACATAGAAAGAGAGTATTCAGTTGCAAATGAAAAGCTGTTTTTTCAGCTCAATAAAACTAATTAAAATTAGTATTTGACACTGAAACAGATTTAAGTTAGTTTTTACCACAATGAGAAACTGTATCAAAACGCTGTAGTTTCCTCTGAGAGAGCCGAAAGGCTCTTTTTTTTCGGCTGCATGTCTTCGGTCAATGTCGGGCATGCAGCCCTTTTTTATGGGGTTTTAGCCATGCATTCGAAACAGATTGTACAAATCCAAGTGAAGTTATCTAAACCAAAAATTGTTTTGGCTTATGCATTGGGTTTTGTTGGTGTTGCAGCCGATGCAGTTTCTAAGAAATTAATTCGCAGTTCGATTAAAACAAAATTGGTTTCAGTTCATGACAAAGAAAGCACCACAGAAAGCTAAACGTCCATGCCTGGTGAACAGTTGCAAAGAGTACGCGGCGAACCAAGGTTATTGCGATAACCATCAAGACAAGATCAAAAAGAAAGACCGAGAGCGCGGCACCGCACATCAGCGTGGCTATGACGCTCAATGGGCTAAAGCTCGTGATGCATTCCTTGATGAACATCCGCTATGCGTTGAATGCCACAAGACTCGTTACATCAACCCAGCAACAGTCGTTGACCATATCATTCCGCATAAGGGTGACAAGGTTCTGTTCTGGGATAAGAGCAACTGGCAGCCGTTATGTGAAACACACCACAACATCAAAACCGCTACCGAAGATCGGGGCAGTTGGTCGCCAGTTCAAACCAAGACCAAGGCAAACAAGGACAGCACAAACAATTTCAAAGTGAATGACCGCTTACTGGTTGTCACTGAGTATGCGCAAGAGTCTTTGATGTGTGATGACAAGGCAGTGTTCACTGTTATTGAAGTCCATGACAAGACAGTGTTTGTCCAAGACCATGAAGGGAACGGTGGTCGCTTGCATCACTCACACTTCAAGGTGGTGCCAGCATGAGCGAAGTAATCCTGCTTGGTGATCCAGTCGTCTACCGTGATGACATCAAGGGTTTTGATCATGTCGGTGTTGTTGTTCAAACAGGTTCAAGTCTTCATGTCCTTTGGAATGATGAGACTCAACCTCAAGTAGAAATCTATGAACGTCTGCGACCTGCTCGACTTGATGAAGTGGATGCCCAGTGTCGTGTGATTCGAGATACAGATTATGACTGACTCAAGCCCATGCGGTAATTGCAAAGCATGCAAAGAATTTAATGGAAAGAATGGCAACGGTTATCAACCATGCCATCGGCCTGTGCCACCAGATATTCCAACACCTCCAATCAAATGGATTGGTAGTGATGATCCTCAAGATGATTCGCTGTCATTCGAATGGTGTATTTGGTTTTTTGGGATCTGTATTGGGATTGCTATCGGTCTTCAGTTGGCAAAAATTTTATAAATGGGGGATATGGGGTCAAAAGTCGAAACCGACCTCTTATAAAAGACCGCCCCCCCGTGTAATTTTTGTGTGGTCAAAAGTCCATAGGGGGGTATACCTCTATTATTTAATAAGTTTTCAATTTTTAGAGGTTGATATGTCAAATATGGGACGACCTCCTAAGTCATTGCAGGAGAAAATGTTAAGCGGTTCACGCATTCGAGATGACCGCGATGCAGATGCACAGGTAGCAAATGCTTCAGTAGATTTAGGGATGCCACCATGCCCGCGTTGGGTGAAAGGGGTAGCGCGAAAACATTGGGATACTTTGGGGCCAGCATTGGTCAATGCCGGTTTAATCAGTGTTGTTGATGGTGATGTTTTTGCTATGCATTGTGACAACGTCGCGCGCTATGCGGATGTGATGGAAAAATTAGAAGATATTGATAAATGGCTGGCAAAGACTCCAAATGGTTTTGAAGTTCAGGCTGGCTTTGTTCAGATCCGAAACAAACTGCAAGAACAAATTATTAAAACTGCACGTGAGTTTGGTTTAACACCAGCTGCGCGTTCAAGCGTTAAAGTAAATAAACAACAGCAGTTAGATTTACTTGGAGCTGATGCTGCAACAAAACCTGAGAATGATCCATACGAAAATTATAGTTTTCGATCTAGTTAATAAAGTGAGTCAATATGCGCGATTACTTTAAAATTGCGCTCCAGTACTGTGTCGATGTTCGTTCTGGTGCGCGCACGGCAGGGAAGCTGGAAAAATTAGCAGTCAAACGATTCGTAGATGATTTAAGCCGATCAGGTTTTGATGTTAATTGGGCTGGGCCTGAAACTCAGAAGCTTTTAAAAAAGCTGAAAGTAGGATCACTCGATCCAGATATAGAATTTGAATTTAATTTTGATTTAGAGCGCGCACATCATGCGTGCTTTTTCATTGAAACGTGTCCGCATGTTGAGGGGGATCTTGCTCGACTAAAGCCTGATGGCACTCGAAATTTGTTGGTCATGTCGCCTTGGCAGGTATTTGTAACGGTCAATCTTTATGGATGGATAGATTATGCAAAATTGCGTCGTTTCACTTATGTGTATTTGGAAGTTGCTAAGAAAAATGGCAAAACGACGTGGCTGGCTGCCGTCGGGCTGTATATGTCCTTCATTGACGGTGAACCAGGTTCAAATGTTTATGCGGCAGCAACGACACGTGACCAAGCCAATATTTTGTTTGGATCGGCTAAAACAATGGTCCAGTACTCGCCAAAAATGCGAGAAAGATTTGGTATCGAGTATCAAGAGCGCTCTATTTTTCAGCGGACGACTAATTCAACGATGCAGGCGCTGTCACAAGATCGGGATGGATCGAAAGATGGATTTAACGTTCATTGCGGCCTGATTGATGAACTGCATGCCCATAAAGATTCAGGCATGTATGACATCGTTGCCAATGGTATTGCGTCTCGTTCACAGCCGTTATTGTTTGCTATTACCACGGCAGGCAAAGATACAACTGGAATCTGCTATCGAGAGCGAAAAATCGTGGTAGCAATCCTTGAGGGTAAAGGGAAGCATGATCGATATTTCGGCATTATTTTTTGTTTAGACAAGGGTGATGATTGGAAGGACCCCAAAAATTGGGAGAAAGCCAATCCAAACTATGGAATTTCGGTCAAACCTGAGTATCTTCAGGGCGGTTTTGATAAATGCAAAATTTCACCAGCTTACGAGGCTATTTTTCGTCAAAAGCATTTGGATGAATGGGTGGGGGCTGTAGATGGCTGGATTGCTGAATCATCTTGGGCAAAAGCTGAATCGGAAGTCGAGCAAAAGGAATTTAAAGGTGTTGTCGGCTTCGGTGGTTATGATTTAGCAAGTAGACTTGATTTGGCTTCGTGGGTTGATTGGCGACCACGTTTAGAAAATGATGTAATCCACTGGCATGTATTTGCAAAAAATTATCTAAATGAGCATGTTATTGAATCGCTAGAAGCTATTAATGGTGAATCTCGACCAGATGAATATCGGGTTTGGCGTGATGATGAATGGTTGATTGAAACACCAGGGAAATCTACAGATTTTAACCGTATTCAAGAGGATATTGAGCAGCATCATTTGGATTATCCATTTTATGAATGTGGCCATGACCCATATCACGCTTCGCAATTGACAGCTAATTTGCTTGATCAAGATATAAATGTGATTGAAGTTCCGCAGCGAGTAGAACATTTAAGTCCTGCGATGCGTTGGATTGAACAGTTGCTTGTTGAAGGTCGTCTGCATCATAACGGTGATCCAGTACTGAAATGGTGTGTTCTAAATGTTGTTGTAAAAGAAGACGGGAAGGAAAATATTTTCCCAAGAAAGATTTCAAGGGCAAAGAAAATTGATGCTGCTGTCGGCATGATTATTGGTGCAAGTCGCGCTATGTATTATGACAATGAGCAAGTATTCGATTTAATCCCTGGTGAAGATTCAGGAAGTATTGATGATTGGTTGAATGACATGATCAAGGTGAAAAAGCGATGAGTAAAAAGCGCGATAAAGTAAAAAGTCGTGATAAAAACAATCGCGATAGTCTGAAGGTTCGGGGAACGGGACCAATGCAAGACAAAACGGGGACGACCATTATTGATCGTCCCCGTTCTGGTTTTAGAACCGCCAAACCTGTCACTTTTGACAGTGCCATGACACTGAGTGCTGTTTTTGCCTGTGTCAAAATTCTGACTGAATCTGTGGCGACCCTTCCTTTGCAAATGTTCCAGTTAAAGTCTGATGGAACCCGTGCTCAAGTTAAAGATCATGATGTGATTCGGCTGCTTTATAACAAGCCGAACCGCTATCAAACCCGCGTTGAGTTTTTTGAACAGCTCATGCTGAATTTGGTCGCGGGGAATGCTTATGTCAAAAAGGATTTTATTGGCAAAAAGTTAGTCAGCTTGCAAGTCATTAACTCTGGTTCGGTAGATCCGAGCATCCGAGACGATGGAGCACCACTTTATAAATGCAAGATTGGTAGTAAAACTGTCGAATATACCGATAAAGAAATTTGGCATATCAAACTATTTGGCACTGGTTTTGTGGGGATGTCTCCTATTGCTTATGGAGCACAATCCATTGGCATCGGTTTGGCTGGCAGCGACAAGACTTCGCGTTTGATGTCGAATGGTGCAAAGCCAACAGGTGCAATTTTGACACCAAAATGGCTTAAAAAAGAGCAGCGTGACGAAATTCGTAATGAAATGGATATTCTCGTGAATGGCGATGATGGT